CCATCAGACACTTAGACTCTCCTTGATAGATTGTTGCGGTGATACAGATATACAGCGGTAAAAGGTATTTGACAAGCGCACCGTATATACGTATATAGGGGATGGAGGTGTCGCCATGTACGACAGGATATTGGACAAGCTAACTGAGATTGATAAAGTCGCTGCTGAGTTCCAGTCGCGGCTGCATGATATTGAGGTTACACCGGCAGCACGAGATACGCTGTCAATCCTTAGTGACCTGTTGATCGCAATCGACATCGCCCGCAGGGACATCTACTGGGCCGTGCGTGACATTGACGAAGAACAGCAATCTTACAAAGAGAGGCGAAAATGAACGACTTCAGCCCTGAAACGCGACGTTCAGGATGGTGGGCTACAGATAGCCGCAGAGCGGTATCAGGCCACCTTGTTGACGTACTGCTAGAAAAGCGTGGTGAGAAAGATCCAGACGACCTGTCAGAGGTCGAAGCGGTGCAAATGGGACACCGTATGCAGCCTGTCATCGGGCGGATCTTCGAGGATGTGACCAAGATCCGTGTCCGTGACATGGATATCGCTGGAACCCATCACAAAGAGACCTGGTTGAAAGCCCACACCGATTTCGAGACGGATGACGGCGGTCTTTTGGAGGTCAAGAACTTCCATTTCAACAAGGCGCGTCTGTACAGCCTTCCCGACGAGCCTATGGCTATCCCTGAGGAGGATGTCATCCAGTGCATCCATGAGGCTACCGTCTTCAACAAGCCTCACATCTACTTTGCCGTGCTTTTTGGCGGTCAGCAGTTCCGGTACTGGCGGATCGACGTTACCGACCAGATGAAGGATGAGTTTCTGCAACGCGCTGCCAAATGGTGGGTAATGGCTCAAGGCACCGATATGCCAGAGGCCGAAACCGTCGATCAGGCTAAGAAAATCTACCGTTACTCGGTTGATGATGCCGTGGTTAGCACCGCGCAGATTGAAACTGTTGTCCGGCAGCTTACCGAAATCAAGTCAGCCATCAAAGCCCTCGAAGAGCAGGAAGCTAAGGCCACCGTGATGATTCAGAACTTCATGGGCGCTAAGGCCGAGCTGATTACGCCGTATCACGAGACGCTTGTGACATGGAAGCAAGCGAAGCCCACCCAGTCGTTTGATAAAGACGCCTTTATCAAGTCGTATCCAGACCTTTACAAATTCTTTCAAGTTGAAAAGCCCGGATCTCGGAGGTTCTTGGTAAAATGAGCGAAAAATTTGAAATTGAAAGATTGAAAGCCAAACTTGCGATTGCGGAGGGGTATTTCCTCGAATTGCAGTGGTTTTTCGTGGATGCCTTTGCTGAAATGGATGCGGTGGACGAGGAATTAGAAACTCCACCTGAACCCAGACGCAAGCGAGGGCGTCCACCAGGCGCAAAGAACAAGATTGATAAGCAACCAGGTTGGAGTAGGCAGCAATGAGCGGGGAACTGATACCATTTCAAGATCAGCAGCGTATGGCTCAGGCCATCGCTAAATCAGGCTTCTTTGGCCTGAAAGACGAGACGCAGGTTCTTGCTCTCATGGCTGTCGCACAGGCGGAGGGACGGCATCCCGCCTCTGTCGCCAAAGATTACCATATCATCCAAAACAGACCTGCTCTGAAGGCAGACGCCATGCTTGCGCGGTTCCAGAAGGCTGGAGGATCAGTCAAATGGGACACTTACACGGATGAGGTGGTCACAGGCACTTTCTCGCACCCACAAGGTGGATCTCTTGCCGTCAGTTGGACGCTTGCTCAGGCAAAGGCAATCGGTCTGGCGGGTAAGGATAACTGGAAGATGTACCCTCGCGCCATGCTCCGAGCGCGTGTGATCTCGGAAGGCATTCGAGCGGTCTACCCTGCCGTGATCGTTGGAGAATACACGCCTGAAGAGGTGGGTGACTTTGACAACGTGAAACAGGTGATGGACGCCGCGTCTGTCAGTCACGTTATTCAGAACATGAAGGTCGTTGATAAATACGTCGTTGAAGAGCCTGAAAACGAGCCTGAGAACTTTGTGCCGTTCTACGTCCCAGAACCTGATGGCAGTTCCAAGCTGTATAAGGCGTGTCGTGACGACGACGAATGGAAGGAAACCTGGGCTGCCTTGGTTGCCAAGATCAATAAGGCCAAAATTTCCGACGAAGTGAAATCTGACAAGTTTTTTGACCTGAAACAGGTCAATTCTGAAGCGTTTGAAAGGATTATGTAATGTCTGGATTCAAAAACCGTCCCGGCCAGGGCGTTCTGCTCACCAACGAGAAAAAGTCGGAAAAGCAGCCTGATTATAAGGGCGAGATCGTGCTTGATCGTGATTACGGGGCTGGTTCTGTCATCAAGATTGCCGGATGGCGGAAGGCGACAAAAATCAATCACTTGATCGCTATCGCCATCGACACGCGCCAGAACGAAGATAAGCAATGGCCCAAACCTGTCGGTAACGACGATAACAGCATACCGTTTTAAGGAGGCGACAATGGAAGCTGGATTGTCAAATTATATTATTGATATAACTCGCTCAATGAGGAGAATACAACATCAGATAGAAAACCTTTCTGAAAAAGTAGAGGTTTTGAACAAAATGTTACAAACAGATGTGCAATTTGACCAGTTTAGAGAAGATTTACCGACTCGCTTGCAGAACGTTATGCTGAGTAACAAGATAGACTCATTTGAGAAACTATGTTCATTCTCTCGAAAAGACTTCATGGACCTTCCCAATGTTGGGCGATCATCATTAAGTGAGTTGATGAATCTTCTTGGGGAAATTGGACTTGATTTAAAACCAAACGATATTGGGTAATAATTCCTATCCTGATTTTTCTTGGTGGAGGGGGAGCAATTTCAAATGGGTAAAATGCAAAGAACTAAAGGTGCAGTGTTTGAGCGCGAAGTCGTTCATTCTTTGCGTTCCATTGGAATTGCCTCCGACCGCAACCTTGAACAAACACGGGATGGGGGTGGGGACATAGATCTGCCTGGATACATGATTGAGTGCAAACGCCGCGCAAAGATTGGCGTGTACGAATGGTTGGAACAGGCAGAAAGAGCAGCAAAAGATGGTCAAATCCCTGTGGTTGTCGCTCGCGCCGACCGCAAGGACGCCATCGCAATCATCAAGTGGGTTGATTTCATGAGGATGCTCGATGAGAAAGCTACTGAAAAGCCTTACGACCCTATTGTTTCGGCCAAAGGTTCGATCTGAGATTGAGGAACTGCGCCGACAGCTTCAACAGGCCAAGAAAAGACACCGCCCTACGAAGCATATCTACGCTCGCATGAGAGCCGTCACCACGGTGATGCTCAAAGATGAAGTGGCGAGGTTCAAATGAGGAGACGAGGATGCACTACGCCGTCATCGTGCTACTGCTTCTGTTGATTTTAAATAGGCTATGAACAATGAAAGGATTGGGAACTCCCTAGCGCCAGATCGAAAGAGGAAGAGTGATGAAAATTGAACTTGGAAAACTGTACCGTACCCTTGATGGCCTGGAAGTGCGGATTTATGCAACGGATGGCGGTGAGGATTACCCTATTCATGGTGCGATAAAATTTGATAATGGGTGGTTTGAACAAACTTGGACTTCAGATGGCCGCTATGTTTGTGGGGAAACGAAGCCATCTGACGCCGACCTCATCGAAGTGAAGCCACGCATCAAGCGGACGGTTTGGTTGAACATCCATCCACCCGCATCCTACATTGTGCATGATTCAAAACACAATGCAGATAAAAATGCGTTTTTCGGTCGCATCGCTTGCGTGAAGATCGAAATCGACTGCGAAGAGGGAGAGGGGCTGTGATGGACATCGTTGAACGGTTGCGGAGGTTGCCGACAGACTACCGCATTGCCCGTGCCGCACTGAAGGAGGGTGAGTGATGATTAAGTCAGTACTTTGGACACAGAAGGAACGTGATACTGCCATTCAGATGGCGAAAGACGGCTACACCACACGAGAAATTGGCATCCGCATTGGTCGATCAAAAAACTCTGTAATCGGTTTTCTCCATAGATCTCAGATCTACACCAAGAACTTCAATCCGACTGGAAAGCCAAAA